TGAACTGGACGGCTCTGATTTTGAGCCAACGCCACAGAAATAATATCTGAGGGCATGGCCTTCACACAAATTCATTAATTTTTAGAACTACCCACAAATTGTTTAGTAACAAAATTAAAGGCATCTGTTAATAACCCTGACCTTCCGAAACTTGGCTACATCGTAGCCAAAATGAAGAACACTTCAGGAGATTATGTAGATATCACTTATAAGGATGCTATTAGAGTGTTTATTGATGGAGACAATGGAAGTGGTCACATCAAGAATGTAGCAGGAACAACCGCTAGGGATAATAATAGGAATAACTCATTTCAGAAATTCTCTGTCGGTGAATACTATGTTAATATAGAGAAAAGTCCTCTATTTAAATTTTTTAGTCATTCTGCTGGTTATATGGACGTAGATTTGGAGCAGTTTAAATATTGCACAAATCTTGAAGAGTTGTATTTTGGTAGCCATTCTGACCCAAATGCTCCTTCATCCAAACCTAATCAGCGTGAATATTTTTGGAAAGGTGATATAGCTAATTTAGCCAATCTTACTAATCTGAAAGTCCTTAAGTGGACCTGCAATGACATTCCTTATGAAAACCACAAGGTGTATGGTAATGTTGAATCTTTAAGCAATTTAATTAAGCTTCAAACACTTTCGATAGCTGAGATGAATGCTTTTACTGGTGATATAGTTAAGGCTTTCGGTAAGATGGTAAAACTTACATATATGAGAATTGCTAACAATGCTTGTACAGGAGATACTATCGACCTTGTAGCAGCTTGGAGAAATAATGGAAAAGCAACTGGTCAGCTTGACTGGAACTACATGTTTGCTTCTCCAGGTATTACCTTTGGTGGCAAGAAATTTGAATCCGAGTTTGGTGTTGCCAAACTCTATTGGGAACCAGATTGGTGTGCTGTTGTTGCTTCTGCATACGCTAAATGTAGCAAGAACACCCCTTCGTCTAAGATAACAGAATGGCAGAATGCTGGTAAGAGTGTTGAAGTTGTAGATAAAGCTTAAAATATAAGTAAATATGGAAAATAAAATTTTGACAAAACCTTTTAAGGTTATTTACAAAGGTAAGGAATTAGTTAAAGAATTAACTAAAGAACCTAATAATAACAAGGTTTATGTGGCAGTAGATGCCACCGCAGTAGAGTTTGACACATACTCAGAAGCCAAGGCTTACGTAGATGAGCATGGTCTTGTGTATTATGAGCCTAAGTATGGGGAGTAAACCATATAGATAAAAGAAGAAGGGTGAGTCGAAAGATTCACCCTTTTCTTATGCTGCAAGTAGAAACAACAACATTAATCATACACCTTAAAGAACTTCTCGCACAGACTCCCCATCATATAACATGGCTCCTCGCTCAGCATATCAATACCATCCTGCTCACAGATATGCGCTACCACATGAAGAAGCTCATGACCTATTGTATTGATGATGCTGCCATCTGATTCACACTCCCCAATGGCAAGCACACTCCTTCGTTCTGATAGGTTGGAATAGGTAAGCCCCCTATCTCCACTCGACAAAGATAAGTGCTTATATGCTTCCGATAACGGATTTCCGTTGCAGCCAATATCCGAAAGAGCATGGCATATCTCATCGGCATCAGGTGGCTGATAACCTATGAAACATACTATGCTCCATTCGTACTTCGGGAGTTCAATCACTCTTCTCATCATAACACATCTTCCCAAGGGATAGGTACACCATTATGGCAGCAGTCGGCATAGAATCGGTTGAAAATGAAACCATCCTTCTGGTCGGCATCATCCACCATATCCTTGATGAACTGGGCTAACTGCTCTTCATCCTTGATAGAAGACTTGTAGAAGTCTGCCCTAGCCATATTCGCCACATATACATGGTCATAGCCTATCTTATTCTTCACCTCTATTCCCTGACCGAGCAGAAGGGAATCCACCTTCTCCTTATCCCAAAACGAGACACTTACATCACGCTTTGAGGAAGGGTCATACTTGTACATCTGCTTAACTGCCCACTCACACATTTTTTTACTGAAATGATAGCCATTGTATCTGAGATAGGCAACCATCGCCTCAGGTTTGAGGTCATACATATCCAATGGCATTCTGCATTTTCCCATATTGCTGAATATTAAAGGGAGTCTGGTTCCGACATAAATGTCGCTACCAAAACTCCCAAGTTAAACACTAGCGACCGCCACCATTGTAGCCGCCACCACCTCTTTCACCATAGCGGTTCGGATAGTTCCAATCATCATTGACATTGTTGAATCTACGTCTGTTCTCACGCTCTTCACGTTCCTCACGCTCTCTTCTCCAATCGTCACGATAATCAGGCATACGCTCACCCATACGCTCCTGCTTCATCTTTTTCAGACAAGACATAGCCTTACTGCCAAAACCAAGCATAGACTCGATGTTGTCATACAAATCATCGAACTTATCTTCTGTAATCTCAATCATTACCATAATCATAAGATTTTAAATGAATAAATAGATAGGAGATTACTTGCTCATGGTCTGCTGGAGCCATCCCATCATCTTGTCAATCTTGCCCTCAATACCTGAAACCTTACCTTCCAGTTTATTGATTTTCTCGGTCTGTTCCTTCTCCTTGGCTATCTGGGGGTTGAGTTGCTGTAGCATTCCCTCACAAGATTCTACTACCCTCTTGTTGTAATCTACGCTCTCCAGTATCGCCTTGGATTGTCTCAGCATCGCATCCACCTCTGCACTCATAGCATCCTTGTTGTCGCTAACCACAAGATTCTTGTCGTTGGCTATCTGTCCGTTTGCTGGCAGTTGCTTGAAATCCACTTCCTCGTCTCCCAGCTTCACCTTCACGTCCACTACGGTCTCCATAGGCTGAGGAGTAAAGCCGTTGTTAAAGGTAGGGTATTTCGTCTGAGGATTGCTTACTGAAACCACCTGACCGATTCGCAAGTTCGGGTTCTCGCCCTTGTCTAGGACATAGAATAAAGAATTTGTTCTTAAACCTTGAAACATAATGTAATCTCCTATTATCTATTCTTGTTAAACAATACCCGACATCATCTGTAGGGTGTTAGTATCTCTCTCAAACCAAAACTGATAAACACCAGTTCCCTGCACGTCTGCAACCGTCAATGGTGCGCCATTATACTTGGTCACAGCCTGAGTACTTCCGTTGGTCTCGAAAAGGATAGGCAGCGTGCCAGTCGTTCCAGTCGGAATAGCCTGCATCAGGTTCACGAAAATCGTTCCTCTATAGCTGGCATTCAGGAAGGCGTGGTTTTTGAACGAGAAAACAACATTGTTGGTGTTCACCGCCACGCCCGTTGAAGCGATAGCTGCCGAACCATTACGATTCACCCATGTAAATGGTCTTAACCAAAACATAGCAGCCTCCTTTCCTTATTAACCCCAGAATCCTGCATTGTTTGCAGCATTCAGTCCATACAAACCAGCCTGATAAGCAACGCAGTTAGGAACCGCAGTAAATGGGCTATAAGGAGTAGTCACGGTCTCAGGCAACTTACACTTGATACCAGCCACCTCGTTCTGCAAGCCAGCCAACACCTGATTGATAGGAGCCACCGCCTGACCAACAATCTGAGAAGTCATAGCAGAAGACTTGAAGGTGCTGTTCTCCTCACGCAGAGCATCAATCTTGTTCTGCATTTCTCTCATCTCAGCCTGCTTCTGACCGTCAACGATGGTCTGAGTGCTATCCTTGATAGCGTTGTGCAAGTCGCAAGTCTGTCTCTGAGTCTCGTAAGCCACATTGGAGAAGCCACGCTCCTGACCATTAGCTACATTGTTGATGGCATTCTGCAAAGTACCAGTCTGCTGGCAGATAGCCAAGCGGTTCTCGCAGCAGCAGTTTGCTATCTGCTGAGCAATCTGCATATTACCCTGCTGCAAAGCATTGATAGTCTGCATACCGCTCATACCAACCTGATTACCTACATTCTGAACCTGAGAAGTCAAGGCAGAAATGGCACTCTGAATCTGACCTTCGGTGCAGTTCAACTGGGTAGCCAAATTGCTGAGTGCATTGCGATTGCCACCGATGGCATCCATCAGGAGACCACGACCATAGTCATTGTTAATCTCGTTTGCGAGACCACCACGACCATTATTGCCGAAACCTCCCCAGCCGTTACCTCCCCAGCCCATGAGGAAGAAAAGGAAGATTACCCACATGAACCATCCACCTTCGCCACCGAAACCATTGTTTCCCTTCATGGCAAGGAGGACATTAGGGTCAACACCCTGCTTCTGGAGCAGAGGTGCAAGAAGACCGAGCATCCCATTGTTAGATGTAGAGCCTTCATTTCCGAATACATACGTTTTACTTTCCATATTATCCTGAATCTTTTGTTAAACATTAATTGATTAATACTACGTAACGTTACGAGCACAAAGATACGAATAATATGTATAGAGATTGATAAACTCGTAAAAGATTATATAAGTGCTTGATGAGCAAAGATTTATGGTTACGGAAAAGGTCATAAATATACAGGAGGGGCGATTGGGTCTCTCCTATATATAATAAGGTGTCGCTGTTTCTAGAGGTTTATGCCATACTTTCGTGATAGCTTGCGGAAGAAAGCCTTCTTGTTGGCAAAGTATCTGATGAGCGACTTATTCCACTTCTTTTCATGCCCGAACTGGTCGTGGATGCCTTCGGGTATCTTGCCATCGTGAACATACTTCTCAAAGGATGAGATAGACTTTCCCATTTCATGAGCACACCATCCCTTGTTGGCTTGCGTATCATTCATCATGGCAGTAAGAAGTGCCACAAGTTCCATATCTCCTTCCGACAGACCGCAAGGGATAGGCTTGCCTTCCGCTTGGGCAACTGCTGATTCATGTGCCTTATCTGCGAGAGCACGAAGTCCAGCTTCGATGATGCTGTAATTTACTAATTGCGACATAAGCATATATAATTAAAATGAGTGTAATCAGGAACATATCACAATAGTACATCTGATTCGTGATAACGATGGAATCATACATGACGTGAATCACATTGACTCCTGCAATATAGAGAATCGGAATGCGCCACTCTACACACAATCGGTGCAACACCTGACCCTTCCAAAGAGAAATCGGGTAAAGAATGTAAGTGATGAAGTAGAAGAACCAGATAGGTTCCTCATTCTCTTCGTACCATAGTTTTATCTCCATTTTGTTGTCATAGAACTGAGATATACCATACCATCTGAAAAGCATGACCAATATAGGCGCATACTTGAAATAAAACAAGTCAGTCTTAATCTTGCTTCGTTCAGGGAGTAACTTAGTTATCTCTCCAATTAACTTCTTGACTCGTAGGTCTTCGTCTTCATCTTTTTTCATAAGCCTTCATTTTTTAAGTTTATAATGATTGGATAATCTTTTGCTGATGTAATCACCTGAGATTCAGATGTTCTTAGATGCTGCAAATATAAAAAAGAAATAATAAGAACATAACAATTTAGGATATTTTTAATAGTTAAACTTTATAAATACTTACAGATTGACAGATTTACACAAGAAATAGAGGTAAAAAGTTTCAGATTGAAAGCAATTATCCCCCGAAAGCCTAGCACTTTCAGGGGATAGTCATATATGTATTACTTCTCTGTCTTCGCCTTCTGATTAACCACAACCACCTTGTTAGCCTTCTCCAGCACGGAAAGAATCTTCTTTCTAAGTTCACGAATCTGCTTCATGTCCTCAACGTTGTAGGCATCCTTGCCATCATCCAAGAAACCTTTCTTCAACTCGGAAATCTCCTGCTTATCAAGGGAAATCTCGTCAATAGCATCAATGGCAGCCTTATTGGTGTTGTAGTAGCCATCACTCTGACTAGGAGCCGTATCAACCAAGAGGTCATAGGAAGTCTTGAATCCGTTCAGTTTGGTGTAGAGTTGTTTCAGCTTCAAGTCCTCGAAATCATCCTTCGGAGTAGCGTGAGCCTTGTATATATCCTCGGCATTCAACTTGTGAGGTCTATACTCCTCCCCACTCTCCTCAGCACGTTCCTTCTTCTTGTCTTCCTCATACTTCTTCACCTTCACATCATCCTGCTTGTACTGCTTATACTCATCAGAGCCGTAGAACCGCTCCAGCATAGAGTAATCGCCATCCACCTTGGCTTGTTTCTTCAACTTGCTCAGGGTATTTGCTGCTCGGTCGTGATTCTCCTTCATATTCCAGAACTCATCACCTTGTTTCTTAGTAACCGGTCTATCATCAGGATTGCTGACGAACTTGCTGAATAATGGAATATCAGCCACCTTGATTTCCTTCCGGTCATTGAGCGACTTGGTAAGCAAACCGAGCACCTGACTGCCCATGGTGTAAGCACCACCGAGGTAAGAAGACAATACATGGTCAACCACGGCAGGGTTGTTCAGATTATACCTTGGGTCTCCAAAGGCATCAATGCCGTTCTGCTGCACATCAGGATAGTCGTTTCCGATTGAGTTAACCATCTTAGATACACGAACCAACCAATCAGGAGTGCCCACGTATGCCTTGGTAAAGTTAGGGTCATACTTATTGTACTCTGTCTCCTTGAATAATGGCTTGCCAGTAAAGTCTACATTGAAAGCCAACTCAAAGACTGGGCGAATAGCATTCGGCATCAGACTGACAGCAATATTGCCATCATAACCAGTAGGGTCAAGCGGAAGCATATCCACTACCTGACCGAGCAAGTCTTCTGCATACTGGCTCCAACTCTCCTCAGCCAACTCGCCACCCATCATCTTGGATGCAATCATATCACCTATTCCATAAAAGGCACGGAACTCCTGAGCAAGAGGAATTTTTATATACTCATGAGTGAACGGAACCCACATAATCAGGTTGTTTCGTCTATCCCACTTTGTGAACTGCCAGTACTTATCCTTATCATCATCACCGCCCAACAGACTCATCAGGGCAGCGTTAACGATAGGAACCAGCACGCCACTCGCCAACCATGATGCAGTAACAGCCGTAAACTTGAAAGGATGATGCTTGGCAAGCGCACCAAGAGTCTGCAAACTCTGTACTGCTGGGTTGATGAAGAGATAGAGATTTCTAATCATCTGCCAGCCGTATTCGCCAGTACCCTTGCGGTTGAAGTTTAAGGTAACGTCCTTGGCATCATTCACAGCCTCATCAATGGAACGTCCATACTGAATAGAGGTCATGTAAACCGCAAATCGGTTACTATCCTCGATTGCTCTGTTCAGGAACTCAATGCCATCCATGATGGTATGCCCTACCTTTACTGGGTTAGCCTTCCATCTATCCAAATCCTTCAAGTCGTTCTTGAATTTCTTCTTCAAGTCTTCCACATCAAGCGAAGAAACAAAGCCTGTCTCGCCTCCATTCATCATGAAGTCATAGAACATCTGTTCCTTTGGTGTAGCGTTTCCGTTGCTTACCTTATCTCTCAACTTGCCGTTCTGATAGTCTCTCAGCATGAAACCGAGATTCCAAGAGGTAGCAAGATTCTTTCTGAGCAGATAGTTGTACTTTGCATCCTCACGAATAGCGGTAGATGCCAGCGTCATTGTCAGGTCTCGGAAGTAGTTGGAAGGGATGAAGAGAGGTGAAAGACTGGTATAGGCAGCAGCCATCTTTCTTCCCAACCAAGCAGCAGCCCTATCCAGTTTTCCGCTCTGAATCTCTCTCACTCGGTGTGCTCTGGTATTGTTCATCGCCTGAGCCAACTGAGGGTCACCATTCACATAGATAACGTACTCCTCGCCATCCTTCATCACTCGCACCTCATGTTCTCTCTCCTCGCTATGAGTCTGAGGATAGGCTATGTTCAATCCGTCTCTCTTTTGGGTAGCATCGCCAGTCTGCGCCATCTGCTCCATCTTCTTCTCGAAAGCATCAATGGCAGCTTTCACCTGATTGCTATTCATCTGAGAAGTAATCTGAGGTGTAGCAGGAATCCACTCTTCGTTGCCGTTGGCATCCGTACTCTTCACGTACCAAGCCTTGCTAATGGTCAGCAAAGAAGTCGGATGATTCTGAGCCAAGAGCATCAGGTGTTGTTTCACCCAGTTCTTGTTATTCAGCAGGATTCCGCTCTCTGCCATATTCTCGATATAGGCGATAGGGTCATCAGCGATAGATGTTCGTCCGTGTGCCTTCTTCAAAGTCTGATTAAACGCACCCTTGCCGCCACCGATATAGTCCCATACTTGGTCGGCAGTAGTACCATCCCAACCACGGAGAGGAATATAATGGCTATACATATCACGCACGTACTGATAAGTATCTTTGCTCATCATGCCAGCCTTGTAGCCATCACGGAGAATCTTCTTGGTAGCCGCATTCGTTGCATCCCAGAGGTCGTGAGTCTCAGCTACATACTTACTCTCAATATCCTTTACCAGTTTGTGGGCAGCTTCCTCAAAGTCTGAGCCTTCAAAGAGAGCAGACAAACCTGAGTAATCATAGACAATACCATTCTTGTCGTAACGATAGTCCATATAAGATGGAGAATATTTCACCCTTAGTGCATTGTCTCTCTGTCTCCAAGTAGTGAAATCCACTCTTCCAAACTCCAAATCGCTATCATTGATAATACGGTTCATATCACCCTTGTAAGCCTTGTATGCAGCACTTCTCTGAGCCACGTCCTCATAGTCAGCTTCCAAAGACTTCTTGAATGCCATCTGAGCATCACGCTCCAAACCATGCTTAGCCATCATGTAGATACGGACATTATCATAGCTATAGCCCAGTACCTTCTTCATCTGATGATAAGCCTTTCTAAGTGGCTGCAAGAACTCATTGTTGTATTTCTCAAATTCGTTCTTTCCCTTGCCATGACTGCGGTTCTCGGCAGTATAGGCATCCTCAGCCATGTTCAGGCGGTCAACACCCACTTCCTTCATGATAGCTTCCTGAGCCTTACGGATAGCCAGCATACTATCTTGGAAGGCAATTCTTTTGAGCACAGAACCCTTCTGCAACTCTCGGTTGAACTCTCCAAGGGCAGTATCATCACTCAGAAGATGCTGTTCGTAGGTTGGAGCAGTCTTCCACAGAGCCATCTGCTTTCGGTATTCGTCCACTCTCCTCAGGAAGTCAACGGCACTCTCGCCAGCGTTGCGTTGTGGGATGGTTGGTCGCTGGGCATCCTTTGGCAGATTATTATCCTTCTTCCACTGGTTCAAGTCATGCTCAAACTTGTCGTAGCGCAAGGAGAATCGGGTATTCCCCACGATATTGGCATTATTCTCATCGAATATCACATAGTTGTAATCGCCTTCCTTAGCACCGCCATGAATCATACCAGCAGGGTACTTGATACCGACAAATCCTATTTCACTCAAAGCCCTTGACGCTAATTTTGCACCACGCAAAGGTCTTTCACGGTCGAAGAAGTCTTCCAAAGCATGATAAAGTTCTTCACCTTTTAATGTAGGAAGTTTCTGCATGCCGTTCTCAGGAGAATCTAGTTTCATTTGGATGATACGCTCAATCCTATCTTTATCATAATTCGCTCCACCATCTTTGAAATACTCATTTTCATTGAATCCATGATGGGTAATTTCCCAAAGTCTGTACCATTTTTCCAATGGGAAGTTTTGAGATTCATTCCATCCAAGATAGTTTTCACCATTATCATCTGGTATATCCACGTCATAGAGATAAGCTTCATTACTTGTCTCTGCTATCTCATTATTGTTCTTTTGCAAAATAGCAGACAACTCTTTCAATGTCTCATCATCAGGGAACATTTCCAAAGCAGATTTCAAGTCTTGTCTAGCGTTTTCTAAGCCCTTATCTACATCTTGGTTTTTATTGATATAATGGCTAAGCATTTGTCCAGCATCGGCAGACATATCAATCTTATAATCAAATCCAAACTTTCCCTTTCTATCTTTTGCACGTTGTGCATAATTATCACCTATTTTCTTAGAGTTTGTAACATACACACCATGCCCGAAGGTCTCACTACCTTCACCTTCCAAGGCATGAGACAAATTGAACTTGTCAAAGCTAGCACCGCTACCATGATAGGTACGGATGCTAAACTTAGGGTCAGAGCCAGTAAGCAGAGGAGCAATCACATGCTCGGTCAACTGGGTAGGGATTCCGTTGCCGATGATGGTGTGGCTCAGGTTCTCTGAGAATGGCATCTTGTAATCATCGCTCACTCCTGATACTCTTGCGAGCACTCTACCCATGGCACGATATACCTTGCCATCAGGCATCACAATCACATCACCGCTCTTGGTTCTGAGTGTTGGCAGGAGTTCATCAGCGAAGGCATGAGGAACCTTTCCGTCAGCATAGGCACTACCCATAACATATAATGGCTTGTCAATGTTTCTCCAGTCAATACCATCAGCCTTCAAGCGAATATCCATCCAAGGAGCCACGCCATTCTTCTTCTCGGTCAGGGTCGGGATAATATCAGCCACAACTTCATACCATCCACTCTTGTGTGCCATCTTCTTTGGCTTGGCAGGAAGTTTACCATCACGAACCGCACGGACAATCAATCTCTCTCGGTTGGTGTAGCCGCCATAGTCAGCAGCATTATACACATCTGCATCCCAAGTATATCCGTTGGCATCAAGCGCATCCGTGATAGTCTTCATGGCATCCGAATCCTTATATCCCTTCACATTCTCAATGGTCACCACCTTTGGTTTCACAGCATTGATAAACTCGGCAGTACTAGCAGCAGTCTCCTTGTCAAGTTCCACCTCAGCATGGTTACTCTTTGCCTGAGAGTAGTTCTTGCAGACTGGGCTGGCATGGAAATACTCTACCTCGCCATCTATCTGCTTCACCAACTCCTTAGGGTCAACATCACGAACATCAGCAGTAACGATGTGCTGCCCGAAGTTATTGCGATATACACCGCTTATCTTCTCGTCATACTCCACTGCCACCACTGGGTCGATGATACCCTTCAAGCCTTCCTCAACAAGACCACCACCACTAAAATAGGTTCCAGCCTTAATGAGTGAACCATCCTTCAGGGAGAACTTAGGTTCCTCGCCAGCAATCTCTTCCTTGCGATTCTCGCCCAGAGCCTGAGCAATATGAATCATCTTCTTGTTAGCCATCTGCCATCCGCTCGGCATATCATCAATGGCAGTCTTGATAGCATCATCCACCTCATCAGGAGTGTTCAGACTCTTCAAGTCCTCAGCCATATCAGCCGCACCACTCTCCTTTCCGTCAGCCATATCACGCAGAGAGAAGGACACATCGCCAACACCCAAGAAAATCTGGTCTTTACGAGCCACGTCCTCAGTAGATTCAGCGAGAGTTTTTCTTCTCTCCTCAGGAGTCATGTTCAATCGGGAAGATACGTTACGAGCTTCCACCTCGCCAGAGAGACGATTATAGCCATCATATCCGATTCTGCTAGACTTCTCCAATCTCTCAATCTGCTTGGTAAGGTCGTTGTATCTTTTATTGATTTCGTACTTTCGTCTCTGCTGCTCCTCAGGAGACATGGCATAGAACTCCTTTGCTACTGCATCTTTTTCAGCCCTCAACTTGGCGATAGCATCCAAGGCATTCTTGTCAATTATCATTTCATTATTGCCGCCTTGTGCAAAGCCTTCCTTATCCTGAATATAGTGCTGAATCTCGTGAACCAAGGTCTTTTTCAGACTATTATTCGCCAACTTATAGTGTGTGTCCATGTCGTACTTTATAGCCTCACGAATATCTCCAAGGTTCAGCGTAATGGCATTATTATAGAAGACACCACCACTCTTTGCTCTACCCTTCAAAATCTTCATATCCTTCAATTCAGGATAAGCATCAAACAACTCAGGGTATTCCTTAAACAAATCGTTTGGTTTCTCTACAATATCAGAGAGAGTCAGAGTCTTCTTATTCACCCATTCCTTCGGGTCACGGAGAACAACATCAGGCATTTCGTATCTCCACTTACCATCAGCACCACGCTCCCAGCCAGTAGCTGCCTTGATAGCCTTAGCCTTCTTTTTGTTCTTCTCCATATCCTTTGCCACAGAGAGATTATCCATACGGAAGGTACGTTCCTCTGCCTTGTCAGCAGCAGCCGCACCACGCTCACCAGCGAGAGAGAATCGGATATTGTCGCTGCTATTGATAGCTTCATTGAAGGCACGCTTTCGGTCTGCATCGCTCTTTTCGTCATACTCAAATATTGATACACCAGCATTCTTCAATGCCTCCTTCACCTCTTTCTTGGTAGTAGTAGGAACAACAGCAGCAGAGAACTCGTCAAATCTAACTGGACGTTCAAACTTAGTCTCAAAGTACATGGCAGGATGCTCTTCCTTGATAGCCTTAACCATTTCCTTCAAGCGTTTCGTGTCCTCATCTGAGAAGTCCACATTGTACTCCTTCTTCAAATAGGCTTGTGGGTCACTTGTCATTGCCGCCTCAGAGAGTCTTGCCAAACCATAATCGTCAAAAGTTCCAGTTGCATCAGGCTGGCACTTCATGCCAAGTTCAAAGAATACATTCGACCACTTTTCTCTGAATTTATCAAATTTCTCTCGGTCAGAAGTCAACAAACCTTTCTTGGAGCGAATATCCTTCAATGTTCCATAAGAAGGCATCAGTCTTGCAGCAAAGTTTTGGAAAGATACAGCCGCACCAGTTGCACCATTTCGTCCTTGCTTCTTCATCAACTTTGAAACATTCTCCAAGGTGTTTGGCACATATCTACGATTGCCGCTAGGAGTAAAGCCATCAAAGATTACCTCCTTAATGCCATATTCCTTTTCCTTACCTTCCAGCCAAGTATTGAACTCATCTGTCAGGTTATTGGTCTTGATGTAGTCTTCAACCTCATTAAGCGTAGCATTCGTATCAACGCCACTCTTACGATGGTCATACTCTACATCACGGACGAAAGACTGCACACCCTTGTAGTTGAAACCATATTCATCATATAGTTCAACATTCTCCTTGGCAATGGCATATCTCATTCCTCCCTTAGTGCCAGCATCAACGATAGCCTTGTTTCTTTCCAGCCAAGCCTTGGTCTTCTCCTCATACAAATCCTTATCGCCATCAAACTTTGCCTCAATGTACATATCCAAGACCTTCTGAGCATCAGCCTTGCCGATACCATAGATATTGAAGTCTCCAGCAGTAATAAACTTCAACTCGTTATATGCTTCATCACTAAACTTAGGCTGAATCATCTTCGGTTCAGGAGCCACACCCTTCTCATGAAGGAAGAGATACTTCAAACCAGAGTTTGCATCGCCCCCGTTCAACCATCGGTCGATACCATTTCTTACTTCATGCTGCATTTCTTTTGGCACAGAAAGAACATCCGAAGAAGACTTTTCAGCCCCCTTATTGCTCATCTGTTTCTCCACTTCTGGATAAGTAGGAGTATAAGCATCACCTTGCCAAGTACCTGCATTTTTTCCAGTTCTCTTAGCAATCTTATCGGAAGGCAGAATCAAGGAAATGCCACCATACGCCTTATGGTCTTGCCTACTAGAGTCAATGACTGCCACAGACGGATTGGCAAGACCACCTTGCTTGATAGCCTTCAACAGCTTCTCTTCTGATATGTTATGCACTCCTGCAAGAGTTTTTTCGTCCTTCAATGAAAACTTTTCGCCATTTTCCTTGGCAGTTTCAGAAGAATTGTCTATCTTTGCAGCAGAACCTTCGGTTTGGGAGAGAGCGGTGTCACCTTCCAACGAAGTAGCGGCAGTGTCTGTCCTCTTGTCGCTTGCCGAAGTTTCCTTTTTAAATGCAGTCAACAACCAAGATTTTCTTTCTCCATCCCAAGTAAGACGAACACCAGCCTTATGGGTTTCACTTTCCAAGTTTACACGATTCTTACTGCTTGAAACTACACGCATATCATTCAGAATCTCCTGCAAATTATCAAGAACCTCAGGATGATACTTCACAAGTTTAGAAAGACCATAGCCGTCACTATGTCCAGTTCCTTCTTTGCCCCAAACCAAATCAATATCACCAATATCCTTGTGATGAAGAGCACCGACAGCTTCTCCACCACGAACCTTCTTCAAGAACTCGATTGCAGCCTTGGCATTGCCACGGAACTGATTGTATATATTTCCGAAAGCACCAACACCAACTGGCTTTATATCCTTCAACGAGAACTTTACCTTAGCATAGTCTGCAAATGGCTTTAGCTTACGATTGCTTGTATCAAGCCACTTGTCGAACTCATCCTTGCTTACTCCAGTAATATTTCCAAGACCTTGCCACCCCTTGCTGTAATTGGCGAGATAAGCCTTTTTGGCATCATTCATGGAGTCATAGCCATACATTACCTTATGCTCATCAAACGAGCCATCAGGATTCACTTGGTCAACGACAAACACATCACCATTCCAATTATCAAGGTCTTCCTTGTCATTGATGAACATATCCAAATGGTCACCATCCTTGCCAAACTTGCCACGGATATAGCCATAGGTATCGTGCATGGTTACTTTCCACTCTTTTCCATCGGCATCATTGCCTGAGCGAGTTGACCCCTTTGGATTTTCTATTGTGTAATCGTAGCCACCGAACTTGATGTGTCCCTTCTTGTAGTTGCCACTCTCTTTCTGTGCGTCAGATGGATTGGTTTCTGTCTCTTCAATGGCAGATTTCAAGCGAAGAGAGAACTTGGTGTGCTCTATGATTTTCATATCCTCAGGCTTGAAGATAACATAGTTGGTATCATTTTCCTCTGCACCACCCATGATGGTTCCAGCAGGATACTTGATGCCAGTAAAACCAAGAGCAGAAAGAATCTTGCTTGTATCCTTTTCGCTCACGAAAGAACTGATATTGGTATATAACTTCTGCCCAGTCTGAGCTTCATTGATAAGTTTCTTTATATCGAACTCCAAACCTTTTAAGTATGCAGGAGTAGCCTTGAATCTAGCCACCTTCTCCTTTGCTCCAGTCTTATCCAATATCAACTCTGCCAACTTCTCTTTATCAAGATTAGAAGGAACATCGCCATACCATTCCAGATAGTTACTGCCATTATCCTCAGGTATATCCACCTCATAGAGATTACGATTTGTGGTTGAGTTTGGGTTGAACCAATCTTCTGGTTTAGTTGATACAAACCAATCATATTCTTCTTTCTTTGATATGTTTGATTTATCATTGTCTGAAATTTCAAGCAAGGTGTTTTTGACATAATTATAGTCTCTAATTCCACCATCAAACAATGTTGCAATCAAATCAGTGAAAGTTTTTTTGTTTTTGCCTACATATTCTACATCTTTGTCTGGGTCATATTTGATACTAGCATAGTCCTTACCTATCTTTTTTGAAGAGGTAACATAGCCACCCCAACCGAATACTTGGGAGCCAGCACCCTCGCCCATGTGGTCGAAGTCAAACTCTGTGAAGTCAGCACCGCTACCATGATATACCTTTAACGAGAACTTCGGAGCATCAGCTATCTCCTGATTGATGCTGTTCACAACATCATCAGTAACAATATCGCCCTCCTGAATCTGCTGAGGTTCACGACCAGCATTCTTCACAAGTTCTGCCTGCTCTGCTCTGGTCAAGATACGGTTCACCTTCATCGCACCAGTAATCACCCAAGGGTCAGTCTCAGGGTTCGGGTTGGTACGATACATATAATAGCCATCAGTAGGAAGATGTTTCAAGCCAGCGAGTGAATGCTGATACTTGCCCGAAGGATTGATACCCTCTTGGCGAGCTTCCTCCTGATAATCTACATCAGCAGCATACTCCACCTCAGCGAAGACAAAGTTCTTAGGGAAAAGAGTCTTGTTGCCCTCTGCATCCTTGCGGTTGAACTGAATAGCATAAGGCACGACACCTAGATGCCAGCCTGGTCTATAAGCTAACTTACCGCTACCGCCTTGTGTTCCCTTGCCGCCCTGCTTAACCTGAGGTCTGCCAGTCTTGCTTTCTCCTGAAATAGGAGCCGCATCAGCATCGAGCCATACACCAACTGGAGTAGCAGCACCATCAGGGTTCGCTACCATTGGTGGATAGAGTTTGCCATCCTTCAATACGAATACCTTGTAGCCAATACCCTTCTTCTTAGGCTCAGGCTTCTGACGGAGAGAGAATGAAACATCTTCGCCAGTCTCAGAGTTTGTCACCTCACCATTGGCAGTCTTCACATAGGCTTGTTCAATGGAGCGGATGATGTTCTTAGTCACATCGCTATACTCTGTACCAAAGAATGCCAACTTAATCTTCTGCAATATCTCATGGATAGCAGCGAGCAGAGGATGAGACATCTTCATAGCGAGAGTGTGAGCCAAGTTGAGGTCACGAATCATTTCGCCTATCGCATCAGCAACAACCTCCTCAGCATAGTAATCTCTAGCACGTCCAGAGAATCCAGCATCAGAATATCTCTGCATGGTCTCATCTACCGCCTTGTCGAAGACATCAGAGCCATAGGTATCAAGCACAAGCTGAGTCAACTCATTGTATGCAGCAGGGTTCAGTTTCTTGATTTGGTGGGTCATTTCGTGACCGAAGATAAACTGAGCACATTCCGTGATAGAAGAGTCAAGAGTGATGAAGATTGTACGATGAACGTTGCCATCGGCATCCGTAGTTTCCTGAATCCATCCGTTGCCCAACTTGTCTGAGTACTGCCACTGAATGTTGGCACCCATCATCTTAGCCAGTCTCTCGAAAGCCTTGCGAGTCTTCTCGCCCACGATATTGTCAACGACCTTCATATCATCCACCTTATTCTTCTCTACGTCAGCAGCACGCTCGGCAGCAGTCTGCTGCTTGCTATTCTCCTTAGCAGAGAAAGGAAGGTCTTCCTCAGACTTCTGCTCACCGAACACCTTATTCTGTTCCTCAACCTTCTTGTCAACAAACTCCTTGAACTCTCTAGCAGTATCGGCATCATAGAACGTTGCACCTTCTGTGATTTCGCTATCTATATTAGAAGAGTGTTTAAGGTCACGACCTGCATTGAACTCCTCTTGCAGTTTCCAAAGTTGGTCAAAGTCTTGCACGTTGTCAGGGAAATAAACTACCTGATTAATATTCTCGCCCTCATCAGGAACAAGAGTGCTAACACCAAAGCCATCTTTGCACATCAAGAACAAATCAGCGTAGCTATTTGACTTAGATGTAGGGTCTATCTCTAAGCCTTGTTCCTTTGCCCATTCTGCAAGTTCTACGACATATTCATTGATAGGTTCGCCTTCATTGTCAACAGCAGGGAAACCTAACTTCTCGCCATCTTCCTTAGCTTTCTGCTGTTCAGGAGTGAGAGTATTTATATTATCATTTATATTGTCATTTATCTTCTCATTATCCGATTCATTAGACAAATCATTAGATTTATTATCCGATTCATTATCCAACTTCGCCTCTGACTTCGCCTTCAACTCAGCCTTTTCATCCGACTTCGCCTTCAACTCGACCTCTGGCTCAGCCTTATGCTGCTCAGCATAGGCTGCATTCTCCTGAGCACGTTTCTGCTCTTCAAGTATGTTTTCAGCCTGAGCAATGCGAATATTTTCAACAAAGTTCCTCGCTTCCGATGCCTTGAAACCGCTATTGAGTACACCGATGAGAGCATTACGAATATCCTGAGTGTCTAGTGATTCAAGGTTGGATGGGCGATTCTCCCACAAGCTATGAACGAGCGCATCAATAGTAGTTCCCTTGCCATCAGCAGCGAGCAACTGAGTCTTGGCAAAGTCTTCTCTGCTCAATCCAGTCTCTTGCTTAACACCCTTGCTTGTTTCTGTTCCCTCATAGTTGAGAGAGTGAGCACCGAGGTTGCTAGCCACATACTCCTCAGCAGTAAGCGGAATCGTATCTGTCACGTCAATGCCAGTACCATCATACAGACGATGAAGGAGAGAGCCGATGGTATCTCGGTAGAGTTGTGATACAGCCTCAGCATCATCCTTCACAGCACTCTTCAAGCGAGCGAACTTTCTTCTTGCCTTCTCAATGAATTCCTTTCTACCCTCAGCAGTATCTTCCACCTTGGCAAGTTGTCGCTCATTATAAGCATCACGGATAGCGATAGCAGAGTCATAAGCCGCCTGAGCATCAGCAATAGCCTTCTCCTTGGCATCCTTTGCAGCCTTCTGTTCCACGAAAGTCTTACCCTTCACGGTCATGTTGCTAACCTTGTCGAGTGCCTTCTTTGCATCAGACACATATCCAGATACGATACTATCTGCATCCTCACCAAACTGAGTATCATACAACTCAGCAGTCTGTGCGGCTGTCAGCTTCGAGAAGTCAGGATTGCCATCCTCCAGCATAGGCACGATGGTTCCATCTTCAAGGGTAATGGCAGGAGCAGCAGGAGTCTGTTCTGTTGCAGGAGTCTCAGCAGATTCAGGAGCAGCAGTTTCCTCAGCAGGAGCAGCAGTCTCGCCCTCTATTGTCGGAGTCTCCACCTCTATCTCACCTATATTCTCTCCACTATTATCCTCTATCATTGAGGATTCAGGCATAGCTTGTTTGTATTCATCAAGCGACATAGAAGAGATTGTAGCCACATATTCTTTGTTCACAGCATGAGGAACGAGAGTGCCATCACTCTTCAACTCAACTACCTTAGCCTTGGCACCAGCATCACGAATGAGGAACAATCTAGAGTAAGGATATTTGGTATTACCATCCTTGTCGAGCACATCAACGAGCACCACGTTACCATCATCATTGAGAATCTGATTGAAGTCAAACGAAGGTTGAGTCTCTTCTGTCTCCTGAGTCTGCTGGGCAGCACGTTCCTTCTCCATCTGCTCACGCTCAGCCTTGGCAGCCTCCAGTCTCTTCTGGTCTTCCAAGTCTTTCATCTGCTGCAAGTCTGCAAGCGAATAAGGATTCTCCACCACGTTACCATCTATAGAGATAGCAGCAGTACCATCACCATAGTCAGCCAACACCTCATAGGTATGTTCAGTACCATCAGTATCAGTCACATTAAACTGGGAGCCTACTTCAACGGTTCCATCAATGATGCCAGCCACTTCCTTGATAGCATTCTCTTTTGCATCAGCTACCGCCTGAACCTTCACATCATCAGCAGGGAGTTCTTCACCCAGTTCAGCAAACATCAACGCATCAGCATGTTCTACACTATTCGTTGTCGGGTCATAGTAGAGAATCATATCATCACTATTTTTTACATCAATGGAGCCATCATCATGAGTAGCAATATTACCACTGATAATATAGACACCATAGTCTTCCAAACCGCCTGATGCTTTGATAGTAGCGTTACGGACAGAACCACGACTCTGGTCTGTGTACATATCAACTCTCTGTTCTGCCTGATGAGCAGCGAGGTCAACCTTATCTTGTGCATCATCAACCACACCTTGGTATCGGGCAGAAGACAACTGGTAGTCATAGATAGCTTGGTCAAGTTTATCATCCTGCCCAGTCAGGGATTCCAGTTCCTCATCACTCATGGCAGATAGCTGCTGCTCAGAGATACCCAATGCTGCTGCAAGAGTCTTCATCTGGTCTTCCTGCTGAATCTGAATATCATGTTTGTCTGCATCATCAGCATCATGCCCCTCAGAATAAGCGTTGTCAATATCTGCCTGATGCTGCTCCTCAGGTGTTGTTGGTTCGTTGGTAATCTCCTTGGCATTCATTTCAGCAGTCTTGGCAATATTGTAGCCACGCATCTTCATCAGGTTGACACCATAGTTAACAGCAGCATTAATCTGCTCCTTGGTCATGGTATCTCTCTTACGGAGAATGTCTGCCAACACACTACCCATCTGCTCGTTGGTTGCGTTGTCTATCTTATCCTTGATGTCTGCCCAGTTATCGCCCATAAGATTCTGTGCATCACTATCAGCCACATTCACCTTGTTACGGAATCGGTAGTACTGAGCACGATTGTAGATACCTTTTACTGGTCGGGAGCCAGCACCCATCGCATACATAGAGCCTACAGAGATTGCCATACCACCGATGATGTCGAGTTGCTGCTTAGCATCAAGAAGGTCGCTCACCTTACCTTCACCATCCAGCAGGGCATGAAGAGGAATACCAATTTCCTCCTCCATCACTTCCTCAGCGAAACCATTGATACCGAACTTCTCCATCCACTTCTTGGAATTGGTGTACCATCCACTCTTGCCGATATTCTTGAAGAACTCAGCAGAAGCATTCATACCATGTTTCTCCATGAAGTTGACAGCACCCTTCTTGATTCCATAGTTGTGACCAAAGATTTTTTCAGTATAGTTCTCTACCATAGCAGAGGTCATACCCTTATAGAGAGCAGTACCCATAGACTCGCCACCTTCATGCAGGAGATTTCCGTTCTCATCGAAAGTACCGAACTTATAATCACCCTTTTCATCCTGATACAGATTACCAAGATGTCGCTGCATGATGTCAGCACCAGTCTTCAACGCTTGCTCAGTTCCAGCCATCGCATACGAGCCGATAACATCGCCAGCCACGATACCAGTATTCTTCAAGATGGCAGCACTCACCTTGCCCATGCCACGTTTAGCAGCAAACTTCAAGGCTCCACGACTGATTACCTTGGTAATGCCACCATAACCACCAGTCAGGAAGAAGTCAGCCATAAATGGGAGACTCTGCCCTGCAATCTTCGTCCAGCGATAGATGTTACCCATCTTTTCGTCTTCGAGAGCCGCAGCAGCATCCGCACCCAGTTTACTCTTCAGGAGCATCTTATCCGAACCAGAGAGAGGAATGTTGTTATCCATCTTTGTCTTGATACGTTCCATCTGCCCCATGGTAGCAAAGTCAGTCAGACCGAAATCCCATGTCTTAGCCGTGAAAACAGTATTATCAAGAGCCTTCAAGGCATCCTCACCCCAGCTACTTGTAGGATATTGTTTCACCGCTTCCAGCGCACCAATCTGCTGCTTGACCAGAGCGAGAGAGGTTGCCAACTTATTGCTATAGTCACTCTGCTCAGCAGTTCTTCCGTTGCTTGCACCAATACTAGCACCATAAGAGAGCAGAGGATTGCCATGCAAACGATGGTCTTCCGCTATAGCAGCTTCAATCTCCTTCTTTCGGGCATAGGCATCAGCCAGTTTCTTGTCAAACTGCTTTTGAGCACCCTCCTCAGTAAGGTAGGTTCCATTCTTGCCGATGTTCTCCTGCAAGTCATAGTTACCTTTCTTGTCACGAACATCAAAGGCAGATGGAATCTCGCCAGTATCTACCGCTACCTGATAGGCATCGTTCTGCTTGTCAAGAATAGCTTGCATCTGCTCAGCTTCAGGAAGAGAATAAACATTCTCATTGTCCGAGGTAACGTATGCGCCAGTCTTGCCAGTCTCAGGATTGTAAGCAAAATCATCCTTCACCACATTGTTTGCATCACCGCCATAAGGAGTCTGATGTGTACCCAAGTTCACACGACCGAAATCCTTCTGCTGTTTCTGCTTGCGCTGTTTCAATCTATTGTATCTGCCAGCATTGTTCATTGTCTGCTGAGCACTAGCCGAGATAGCTGCTGCCCCAGCCAAGTAACGAGCACGGTCAGCAGCAGTCATTGGAACACTACCGCCTTTCGCTCTAGATGAAGTCTTACTACGAGGTTCAAAGAGTGCAAAGTAAAAACGCTCATAAGTAGATGGAACATCAAAGTTCTGAGCCTTCAAGTTCTCGTAGATAGCATGTCTGTTATCAGCACCGCCCTTTCCGTCTCTTGTCAGAGCACTCTCAAACTTATTGTAATCATCAGGCACATCATAGTTCTGTGCTTTCAGATTCTTGTATAAAGTGTATAATGGTCTTTCTGCCATGATATATATATTTGTTTGTTACCAATTCTGTTACCATTTTACGCCAGTCTTCTTCTTGCCACCAGCCGAAGAACCGCCAGCCTTATGTGTTGTATGCTTACCGCCACCAGATGGTTTACCACCTCCAGCAGAACTACTTCTTCCTTTCAATCTATCCATGATGTATCTCACGTTAGTCTGAGTAACATTCTTGATTCTCAACTTTCTTTTAAGTTCATTAATCTTCTTCTGCCCCTCAGGAGTGTCCATCATGTCGTAATACTCATACCAATATCCAGCAGTAGTTTTGTTACCGCCCGAAGATTTCTGAGCCTTATTTGCAATTCGTCCTTCTCGCAGTCTAGCAAGTGCATCCTGAGCAGCCCAATTACTAATCTGACCATCAGCAAGCATCTTCTTAATCTTCAACTGATTATCTTTATACTCTGCATCATTGGTATATTTCAACTCACTAAGGTCAAGTCTTCTGTTTCCTTGGTCAATTCTCTGCTGCCCTTGGTCAGCCTTCACCTTGTTGATGTCGTTCTGCATATCGTGATACCTCATCTGCTCAGCTAGAGTCAGGTTATTCTTCCTAGCTTCCTCATCAAGAGCGAGTGCCCTCTGATACCCAGCCAGCCATGATGCCCGATTCTTCTCTCTCTGAGCATCCATATAAGCCTTGCGTTTGTTAATCGCCTTAGTCATATCCGACTCAGGATTGTGTACCACCTTGGCACCATTGGTAGCAAAAAAGATATTGGCGAGCGCACGAAGACCATCACCAGTAGCAGCGATACGAGCCTTGGCACGCTCCTTCTTCTCTCTGTTTGCCCTCTGCTCAGCAGTCTCATTCAGTTCAGGATTCAGTATCTTATACATGTCAGCATAAGACAACTGCTTAGGCAGAGGTTTCGACTCCTCCTTCTTCACGATGGGTACGGATGGTTTATCCTCCTCATCATTAGGAGCACTCTGATTTACATCTACCCCATTGGCGATGGTTTGTTGAGTAGCGATAGTTTTCTCTCTAGCCGCCTTCATCGTAGGTGTTTCATTCTGAGGAGTGGCAGCATTCATCTGGTCAACCTTCTTGCCAGCCGCATCAAGTTGCTGCTGGGTGAAGACTGGAGCCTGAGTCTGTACCACCTTCTGTGCGACATCCACACCACTCTGCTGCTTGTTGAGAACACTCTGTGTAGTCTTCAAGCCATTATTGTTTCGTAACATATCTGATGCTTTCATAGGCTATGCTTTAATCTTTTGAAGTTTAGCACCAAGACTATTCAAGTCACCCTCAGAAGGAAGAGCCGTAGCCTTAGCCTTTAAGCCGAGAACATCATTGGAGTTCTTGGCAATACCATTCAACTGCTCCTGAGTAACATTCATATTGGGAGCCTTCTTTGCTCCAGCACCACTATCAATAGTTGCAGCGATGTTGGCAGCAGTTCCAGCCACACCAGCAACGGCATTGGCTGTATCAGCAGCCTTCTCAGCTTCCATGCCCATCTGCTGATTCTGTAACTGGTTCTTTCTGTTCATATACTGCTGTTCGATGTTATCCTTTCGGGCATCATTTGCAGCTACAATCTGTGAGGTAGTATCAGCGAGAGTCTTGTTGTTCGCCTCCTTCACCGCAGTAGTGGAGTCTTCCGTACCGCCCATTACCGCTTGTCTACCCTTAGCTGCCTTGTTTCTGTTCTTAATCTGCTCCTGCATCTGGGTGAGCAAGCGAACCGTATCAGCACGCTTGGTCGGGTCGGCATTGTATGTTCTGTCATACCATGCCTGATTTTCTTTCTGTTGCTGGGCAATCATCTGCTCCTGCTTTTTTCTCGCCTTGCGGTTAGCTATACCGCCAGCGATACTGCTTGCAAGTCCAAGCCCAGCACCTATTAATGCACCTATCATATATATGAAAATTAAAATTATTAATAATGGTACAAAGATACTGATACCATCCGAGATTCGTATTTTATCCGTTTATTTAGGTAGTAAGTTAACGGATAAAGTTTCCGTTTGCCGAATAATTACTATCTTTGCACCAAAATAGTTAAGTCAATGGCAGTAGATAGAAATACAAAAGGTCAGTTCGAGAAAGGTCGGGCAAAGACTGGAGGTAAGAAGAAAGGTTACGAGTCTCCTATCAACAAGGAGTTTCGTGAGTTGTGCGCCGACTTTTCTAGAGAGGCATGGGATGATTTCATGGCAGCTTGGTATAAGTGCGAGCCGAAAGATAAGGTGGCATCATTCATCAAGATACTGGAGTTCAACTGCCCTAAGCTACAGACCGTCACTCTTGACGATAAGCGTGAGGTTCACAATGCCCTCACCGAGAAGTTGAGACAGATGTCGGAAGAAGAAGGATAAAATGTAATTCATAAGAAAAACGTTTGTTTTTTTCATAGGTTTTTGGTTTATAGGTTTTAAGATTGTTAGGATAACGAAATAGGGAATGCGTGAGCACTCCCTATTCTTTTATTCACTAACAGCGACCACCTCTCGCTCTTCTATCCCCAGCCATATCCGTCTTGGAGCCACGATTCACCGATGAAGGCTTATACCTAATTCCTGATTTCGTGTGGCTGGCATCCATACCCTTGCGTGAAGCTGCCCCATACTTCTTATCGTGGACAGCGTTATGCCGAGCCAATACCCTACGCTTAGCCTTCTGAGAAGGGGAAGACTCGAACCTAGTATCGTAGGCAGCCTTCCGTGCCCTAGCTGCTGGGTGCGTTCTGTAATATTCAGCAGATGAACTAGTCATTATTATACATTATCCAAAAGGTTCTGCACTACCTGCACAAAACTCATCATATAATTTACCTTCAATAACCTCCCAATCCTCAGCAAAAACATCTATAGATGAAGGAGTCCACGAATTTGCTCTTCCTTCTAGGTTAATGATAAGCAACTGATTGATATAATCTATGTGAGGATTCTCACAACTCATCAGAATGTTCTTAGCTACCTGAGGTAGCGACTGCATCTTAGGGATGATGCCACCTTCAATATGAGAAGGAATCTGCTTAACAACAAACGAACCATGACTATTCCAACCCCTACGTCTAACCGCGTGACCAGACTTCAATGCTTCAATAGCCTTACCAAAATCCATTCCCCAAAATTTACGATAAGAGACCTCAAAGATACTCTTAGGAGACCATGAGCGATAACCATCATTATAAACTACAAGATAACCATCTTCCTCATCGGTTGCTGGCTTAATTTCTCTACCTAGCACATACTGTGCATCTTTTAAAGGCATAGGCTTTGCCTGAACTACTTTCGTGCCAATATATTTTGGCATACTACATGTATTTTCACACATAACTTACAATTTAATTAATTAATATATCTATCTCCAATAAAGTTCACGATGCTCCTTCTTCAACAAATCCCCAGTTCTACACCACCAGTCATTCGGACTCGCTTTAAGATACTCCTCAAACTCAGGGCAGTTCTCTTCGTGAGTAAGATGAGGATGAGAATTAGGCTTGAACTGATGCACACACAGCAAATCTGCATGATTGCCACCATAAATGCGTGGAGGCATAACATCTTTCGCCTGATGCCATACCTTGTTGAGGTCAATGAGGTCTGCCCCATCCAGTTCCTTCAGGACATTATCAATCTTACCAAGCACACGATTCAGGACTTCTGCCCTATCCGTGCCACCCTTAGCAATTAACCAATTAGCATCACTCAGGGCACTTCTAATCAACATATCAAGTTCCATAAGCCAAAATTTTAATTATTAACTTCGTTCAATATCTTAATTACTCTGCTAAACATAGAGCCAGCCCAATCATCCTCACCTTTATGATGCAAGTGTATATAGTCATACACCGCCCTATAGAAGGTCTCGGAAGTATAGCGCAAGCCGTAGTCTTCCGTCTGAAACTCATCCTTTGCGGTCAACTCATCACACTCCAGATGCCGCTTATGAGCTTCCATCTAGCCATCTACCTTCAAGACCAAATACCCATACTCCTCACCCTTATGAATAGGGCAAAGGCACAACTCACATAGATGCTGCTTGCGAGCAGTTCTGACCTGACAACTGATTGACTCTATCTTCATAATTACCTAGCCGCTTTTCTTCAAGCAAAGAACAAAAACTATTCATCACATGAGACTTAATATTTTCTTGAAAGAAACTATTAGCATAAAAGCTACAAACACCAAACAAAGAATAAGCAGGAACAACATCAAAGCAACCATTCAAGTTTTTCAACAATCCTAAATAAGTTTGGCGAACTTTTAACTGACATAAACTATTACCGAGCCTATACCCTTTATCATATCCTTCCTTGAAAGTTACATCCTTAATTTCCTGTATAGCATTTTCATTCAGGTTTGCTTTAGCCAGCAACTCCTGATATTTGTCGTAGTCAATAATGACTTTTGCTTTTTCTTCATTTTCCATAAGCGATTTTTTGTTGTCTACTAATTACTTAATCATCCAAATATAATTATTGAAAATTTAAATGGATAGATTTTTGATTCCTTTGGATTCTAGGTTCCCCTTAACGCACACGTATGTGAACGCATCAGAAAACCTAAGATGTCATGGATGAGTTCCGTCAACCCCCATCATCTGGTCACTTGATAATTCTACATCAGTTAACCTAAGCAGCATAAGGAGTAGATTCCCCTCCGCTCGTCTTCTGCTATTAGTTCCTACGATTTGCCATGCGGTCTTCCTTGCAATTTATAGACTCGATGAATCGGAAGGTTTCTAGCCCATAGTCTTCCATCTTGTCTTGTCTCAAACTCAGGGGAATAAAAAAAGAACCCCCGAGTGTTGGTTACGGACAACGACTCAGAGGTTCATATCTTGTAGGCTTACGCCTTGAAAGGAGGACTACTTTGGTCTGTCAACCATAACATTGACGATGCAAAGATAGAAGCTTTTTCTGAAACCACCAAATGTGAAAAAATATGTAATTCGTTAATCTGTAAGATATTCAGATTTTAGGTATACGCTTGGTGTACAGTAGACATACAAATGATTACAAAGTTAAAGTAAGTTAAAGTGTTTTTGGCATTCAAGTTTATTTTGTTACCTTTGTAGCGAGCAAAATAAGCGATTTAGTTTCTTTAACTATTTTATGTTACTATTTTGTTACTCGATAAAAACAGACTATTTCTAATAGTATTGGTTATCAATAGGTTACAAAGTTCAAATAAGCATTCATAATGTTTTTGTATAATATGAAAAGGGGTGCTTGTGAAAGTACCCCTTTTATGTATAGGTTTACTACATGGCGATGCATTTTTTTCTATGTCACGACGCACAGACTTCTACATCGCCATGTAATTTCAAAGATATCGGGAGTTTTAAAAAAGCCTGTTACTATTTGATTTTAGCACCAAATGACTTGACAAACTTAATCTTCTTGCCTTTTGCGATGATTGGCTTCTTCCATTCACCACCCAAAATACGGATAACAGCCTTCTTGCCTACAGGAACCGCATCTACAGCCTTCTGCAAATCCATGAAATTGCCTCGACCTTCTGCAGAGACTACATAATCATAATGGCAGACATGAGACTTCAGCGCTGGCACCTGCTCAGCTACAGCATCAGCAAGCGCACCGGCAACCACACGTGCACCATATACATTATAATGGGTATTATCTTTCTTACCCTTAGGAACCTGCGGATTCTCGCCAGGCATAAACCACATATGTAATTTGCGGCTGCCTTCAATACCCATGCCCGTTTCTATATCGTGGGTAATCTTGGTAGCATCAACAAACGGAACATTCAGCTGCTTTGCTACATTGCGGGGAGCTATCACATAAGCTCCGTGGGTGTCGATAAGCGTATCACTATTAATCTGCTCCCTTCCATCATATACTTTATTGCGAAGCTTCTCGTCATCATCATTCTTCAATTCTGCAGAATAATAGCAGCGACGAACCACCGCATTGAACAGTACAGGAATGCCACCCTTGGCACGGGTCTCATTTACATATCTGGCAAGGTTTGCATCAAAAGTAGATCCCGGATCAGTATGACGGTCAGGCATTGACTTCTCATCGTTATGCCCAAACTGGATAAACACATAATCACCTGGCTTTATTCTATCCAAAACCTTTTTCCATCTTCCTTCATTGATAAAGCTCAAAGAAGAACGACCATTAACAGCATGATTATCAACAATCACCTTGTCATCAAAAAAGCCTTGCAATACCATCCCCCATCCTCGCTCCGGATTATTTCTAAAACCACCTTTCTCGGCAGCGGTAGAATCACCTATTACAAAAATCGTTGTTGTCTTTGTGCTGGATGTCATCAGCAACGCCAGTATGAATACACATAAAATAGCTTTTATTTTTTTCAT